ACTTTAGTAGTTACTGCAGTCTAAAAGATTAGATATATAAACAACTGATAACTGTGTCATGTTATTAGTTTTATTATAGGCCGAGAGGGTATCAGAAATGGTACCCTCTTTTTTTATGCAAAAAAAAGAACCCACTGAACGATCAAGAAACAGTGGGCTCTAAAGCAAAAAATAAAACAAAAACACAATTTACAAAAATCCTCTGCAATTGCTACATAAGACATGACTCCTATGCTTTTATATATATTCATCTCTCGTCTCGGCTTCAAGCTTTGAAGAGAGATGTAACATACATTATACAGGGTAAGTGAGGACTGTTTCAAAAATATTTTCAACTTTTTTTAGCATTTTTGACTTTTTATTTGAAACAGTGGTATATATATGTATATAATAGTAAACAAAAACAAATTAATTATGGAATATCAACCTCGCAAACTCAGCTTTCATCAAGCCCAAAAGATTAGAGAACTCTATGCGTGTGGAGCTACACAGAATAGTCTGGCTAAACACTATTCAGTTTCTAAACAAACTATTAAATCAATTGTAAAAGGCAAGTCCTATGTGCGCCCATTCACCTATAACAAATAAAAACAATTAATTATGAACAACTCAATTCAAAAACCCAATGGATGGTCAAGAATGACCGCATTTGAAAAACAACAAATTATCAATCTTCGTAAAGAAGGTTACAGTGTAAAGCAAATCTGTGAAATGACAGGTAGGTCTAGTATGACTGTAAAGAAAATTATCTACAACTGGTAATGAAGGTAAAATATGTTAAATATTTTTTATTACAAGAACTCGTAGAATTAGGATTGTCTATGAACGAGGTCGTTTTTGTTAACGTCCTCGTTTCTTTACGCAATGACAAAAAAGTATTAAGAGCAGGACAAGATAATATCTCAGAAGCTATGGGTGTATGCGGCAAAACTATTGGTCGTATTGCTATCAGTCTAAAAGAGAAAGGTCTAATATCTATAGTATCTGGGTATGCTAAGCGTAATGCTAATACCTATTATCCTAAGAAAAAGCTACTTGATTTATATAGACAAAATGTCCATATCAATATAGACAAAAAGTCTACCCATACCCCTAAAGGGTATGTAAAGGGGAATTCATCCCCCTCTTTAAAAGAGGGGTCTTCATCCCCAACGCTAGAAAAACCTGAAGACTTAAATTCAGAAATAGATAAACTATTTAACAAAACAAAGGTATAAAAATAAAAAAACAATTATGAACACAGAGTATTATAACAAATTTGCAGTAGGTCTAATAGATGGACTTTTAATTAGACTTGATCAAGATTATTCAATGTTAGATGCCGTTGAAGGACCAACACAAAACCAAAATAAAATGGTTAGAATTAGAAATGGATCGATATTAAAAAGAAATGAATGGATAGGCGAAAAGCAAGGACATATCATGAAACCTATGGAAACTTCAGTCCATGAATGGTTATGTAAACAAAACTTGATACCTATAGTTGGTAAAGATATTGATTATGACTATGAATATCCAAGTCCATTTTCAGACAGTATTACTAAAGCATTACTTATGTTAAGATGGATAACTGGACTTCAAGCTATTAATAAGCAAGACGCAGTAGAGATAACAAAAGCTGATTTAGCTGAAATTGGTATGGGACACATGAGTGTAATGGATTGGAAAATAATCTTTGATAAGACATTTAAACCAGTAATTAGTTCATACCATAATGGTACTTGGTTAGTTAAAATAGGTGGTAGAGACGCAGTACCTGGTGATGGTCCTGGTACTATTAAGATCAAAGTTAGCCAATTTAGTGGATTGTTTAATAATATAGTTGAACACCATAAAAAAGTTAAAGAGCAAAATGAGCGCGCAGCACAAGAGGTATCAATTATGTCACAATATAGTTTTGAAATAGAAGATAAAGATGGTGCTAAAACCTCAGTATCAGTTCCAACTAATAATGTATCCGATGATGAGATTGATACATGGTTAGAAAGTTTATCTCTTTAAGTATGAAGGACTTTATTAAATGGACAGTCATCTGGATATCCCAGAACCTCGCCATACCATTCTGGTCTATAGGACATATACATTTAATGACAAGTGTATATGAAGACCTCCATGAACTCCTAATGAGTCTTGGGATGAACCTAATAGTAGCCATTGGCTTCTATATGGACTGGAAGGAGAGTAAAAAGCAAAAATGTTCGTAACTTTTTAAGGGGGCCTATGTTCCATATCAAAAATTAGTAGTAGATTAGCTGTATGAAAATGAATGACAATAGAAAAATTTTAGTCAATGTTCGTAACTTTTTAGTCCAAGATTTTTTTATGTCAAAAAAAAGTGTCAAATTAGCTGTATAATTAACAATTAAACCTTTTAAAATAACTTAAAAACAAAAGCAAAATGAAAAATCAAGAAGCAATTTTAAACATGAACGACTATTTCACATTCTTAAAACAAAATCGTATTAAAGCTATTAGTGGAGGAAGTGGTTGTGACTATGGTGTATCTCATCCGATTTACAATTCTGGTAGAACCTCGATATCATCTTATGTAAAAAAAATCAAAGGTGATGTTATTAGATTCGAATTTATTAAAAATGAATACTGGAATTGTAATGATAGCTCTATAGAATGGAATAAAAAGTATGAGATGATTACGTATCTTAACGGATTAGAGGTTGATAGAGATGTTATGTCTAAACAAACATTTCAAGAAAAAGCAGCAACGATGATATGTTTTATAAATCACATATACCCTTATTTAAAAAAATGTTCGTAACTTTTTAAGGGCCTATGTCCCATGTCAAAAACATTTAGTATATTTACCTTATAATTAATAACAAACTTAAAAACGATCAAAATGAAAAAATCAACACCAAAATCACGTTCAAAGGAGAACAACAACTGTACGGTATTGGCCCTTAAATCAGTTACTGGTTGGTCATATCAAAAATGCTTTAATATTCTTGCCAAAGCAGGTAGAGAGAAAGATCGCGGATTTAATGTATTTTCATTTTTAGGTTTCATAGGTAAACATGAAGATGTGGAATGGGATCTAATTTATTCCGAATATAATGCATTTTATTTAAAAATATTTATGGAACAAGTATGTGAAGAATGGGATATTGAAATCGAGAGTCCTGAGTATTATAAATCATTTTTCTCTATTCTAGAAGAAGTGGGCGATCGGTTAGATTATCTAGGTATTGCTAGACATGATGAAAAACCTGTTACTCTTAAACAATTTATTAAGGATAATCCAAAAGGTGTTTATTATATTACTGTTAAATCACATGCATTAGCAGTTATCGATGGTGTTATTGTAGATAATCTACTTGGTAAAGAAGCTGGTATGAATAGACACGTGGTGAAAGCTTGGAAATTTGATGGTAATATTAAACCAGATCTAGGTGTACAAACTACACTTGATAGTTTATTTGCTGAGAGACACCCTAAATTATTAGAAAATGAGGTTGTTGTTTATGCTGGTAAGCGATGGAAATGTAATCAGCATAATAAAGTACTTTTACAACCTGGTCAAATAGTTATTGCTAATAAGCAAATTAACAACACAGTCATAATCGAATTATACCACCCGATTATCGATGAAGGTTATACTTTAACAGTAGAACGTTCATATCTTAAAACCTTAAAGAAAAGAAGTAGTGTGACTGAAGATGAAGCCATTACTTTACCAGATACTGTAGAAGTTCATAATTGGTGTTTAAATTGTTAAATAAATTTGAAAAATTCAAAAAAAATCAAAATTGTTAAACAAAGAGAGTGGGTCGAAAGGCCCTCTTTTTTATTAAGATACATACCTTATAAACATAAAAAAAATGGAGATCAAAGTACAACCGTGGGCACATTGCATTAAAGACGAAGGAGTCTTAACCTTCTTAGCATTTATTTTTAGAATTACAGAAATGTATGGTGAAAATGACTATTACTCTATCAACGTAGAGGATCTGACAAGAATGTGTAACAAGCGTGGCAATGGTCTCGTAGACTGGCTCAGATCTTTTCCAGATATTTACGATAATATTGAATTTGGCGAACCACTCGAAGGTATTGTTATATTTAGATATAAGAAACGCCAAGCCAGATCGGGTCCAATTGGTAGAGCAGCTAATAAACCAGCATACACTCTCGTCACACTGGATGACATCAGGCAGCAAATGGTGTGGATGTACTTATTGGGTTGTTTCAACAATAATCTGATTACTGAGGATGACAACAATGTACCTCATTGGAACAACAACACTTTGGGTATTAAATGGTTTCAACTGACACGCGAAGCCGCTAAATATATAAAGAAAAAAGACCGATGCGTCGAAGAAGATTAGCACAGTTACAGTTAGACCTCTACATCTATATGACTGCACAAGAAAAAGAAGAGCATCAAGAAAGGGTTTTTACCTATTACTATGATCGTAACAATATGGACATAGAGAGTGCCATAGAAGAACTAGAGACTGATCTGATCGTCCTAGAAGAGCAAGAACAGTATGAACGCTGTGCACTCTTGAGAGACGTTTTGGATCGTGTCAGAAACTAATCACGCTTTAGATGTATAATTTATATGGAAGAATATACACAAATACCAGGATTTGAGAATTATGCAATATCCCGCCGGGGAGAAGTAAAGAATTTAAAGAGAAATACAGTATTAAATCCATTTATTTGTCAAAAATATTTAACGGTCAGTTTATTCGCAGATGGTAAACGTAAACCTATGCATATCCATAAAATAATGGCTATTACATATTTAGGACATACACCAAATGGATCTAAATTAGTAGTAGATCATATCAATAAAATTAAAACAGATAATAGATTAGAAAATCTCCAAGTTATAACACAACGAGAAAATTTATCTAGATCAATAGACAAAGAATTACCCATAGGTGTTCGAAAAGTTGGCAATAAATATACTAGTTATATTAGAATAGGTGATAAAAGACCTTATTTAGGTACGTATAATACACCAGAAGAAGCGCATCAAGCCTATTTAGCAGCCTTACCCAAATAATTAAATGTCAAAAGACAACATTTTTATATTTAAATAAAAGATATCACTTCAAATAGATGAAACAACAAAAATTCAGTAAAAGCCCGAGTCACTTTGCGTTCAATGTGGATCGTATAGAAGTAGAATTACCAGTATTTATAGAACAAGCTGGACGTAAATGGATTTCATACGGCGCAGATAACTTGTATCCTCAGTTTGTTGCGGGTCTGTATATGAAGTCAGCAATGAACCGTACAGCTATTCAGTCTAAGTTAAATGGAGTAATTGGTCAAGGTTTAAAAACTATTGATCCTGAAAAGAACTACTTACTTAAGAGAGCCAATGGCAAAGAGTCATGGAATGAGGTCTTCGACAAAGCTGCATTAGACTACATTACATTCGGTGGTTTTGCACTTAATGTTATTTGGAACAACGAGGGCACAGAGATCGCTGAGTTTTACCATGTAGACTTTACAAAACTACGTTCAGGTGTACATGTCTTAGAATGTGATGGTCCTGAATTCTATTTCTACTCAAGTGATTGGTCAGCGTGGAAGAAGCAAAGACCAATTGAATATGCTGCATTTGATCCTAAAAAATCAGAGACACATCCTAGTCAAATAATTTATGCATACGATTACGAACCTGGTAACCTATTCTACCCACTTCCATCTTATGTAGGTGGTCAAAACGATATTCAGATTGATATTGAAGTCTCTAAATTTCATATCAGCAACCTGGCTAACTCGATGAACCCAAGTTTATTCATTGGTTTGAACAATGGTATACCTGATCCTGAAGCACGAGAAGAGATCTATGATGAGATCACGATGGCATTCAGAGGTAGTGAAAATGCTGGTAAAGCATTCATCGCATTCTCTCAAGATAAAGAGCACGCACCAGACGTAATTCCAATTCAAGGTGCTAACTCAGATTTCTATGTTGCATTAGAGTCTAGAATCACATCGCGTATTCTAAGTGCACACATGATCAGTTCACCTCTTTTACTTGGTCTTTACCATGAAGGCGGTACAGGATTTTCATCGAATAAAGATGAGATCGAAACAGCGTACGCACACTTCACGAGTACAGTAATTAAACCAATTCAAAAACAAATGCTCAAAGTATTTGATAAACTTATGTATGATATGGGTCGCACAGACATCGAATTGTACATTGAGCCTAACAAAATCTTTGAAGCAAACGAAAATACAATCGCAGTAGAATAATGAGTGCATACAACGTATTAATGGTATCCGAAGAGAAGTTAAAATCTTACACTTCTATTCACGAGTCAGTTAGTCCTAAGGACTTGACTCCGTATGTTTTGCAAGCGCAGGACATCTACATCTTAAACTACTTAGGACAGACATTCTACAACCAGTTGAAAGCTCAGATCACTGCGGGAACAGTATCTACACCTAACAGATGGTTGTTAGACAATTACATTGGTAACATCTTGGTTAACTACGCGTTCTACCATGCATTACCATTCTTAAAATACAAAGTGTTTAATAAGAGTGTATTGAGTCCTACTGGTGAGAACTCACAGTCAATTGGCTTAGATGAGTTAAAGTTCTTACAAACACAAGTAAGAGAGGTAGCTGAATCTTACACAGATCAGATGCAAATCTTTTTACAGAACAATTTGTCAGACTATCCTGCATACGGCAATGCCAACTCAACAGATGGTCAAGCGCCAGATAAGAAGACTCCTTACTTCAGTGGCTTGCAAACCAACTCACAATTCTTTAACTGGAGAAAGTACAGAAACTACCCTTATGGAACAGGTACTAGACCTAATGGTTATGGTGCGAACCAAAACAATGATGGTTCTACTTGTTACGGATGTGGTGACTGGGCTACTAACTAATTAGAGCGCGCTGAGCGCACACAAATAGTATGGATAAGAAAACTATTAAGAAAACTGTCAAGCTGTCAAGGGAGTATCCTAAGACAACTAATAATGTTAAATTGTTACAAATATACTTAAACAAAAATGGCACAAAGAGGTAATCCAAATTTGGTCAAAGGTGTCAGTGGTAATCCTGCTGGTAAACCTAAAGGTACATTGAGTAAATCGACAGAAGCTGTAAAGGCTTATTACCTTGACTTGCTCAACGGTAACTTAGAGAATATACAAGAGTGGTTAAATAGAACTGCTGAGAATGACCCTAAGGGCGCACTTGATTTTTTGATTAAACTCAGTCCATTTGTTATTCCTAAGAAGACAGAGACTGAGATGTCGATAGACACACCGCTCAATATTATTATACCTGAGCCTCCTAAGAAGGACTAAAACAGGTACATCTAAAAGGCTTGATATATAATCAGGCCTTTTTTATGAAAAATAATTACTTAAATTTTGACATTTAACCAATATCTTGAACAAGATTATAGTGCATTAGTAGAAGCTACAGATAAAATAACAGGACACAATGAATTAGCACTAGATCTTTTACACTATGCTATCGAAGAGGTGTCTAGCAAATCCAATTTACAGGAGAT